CATTTTACGGAAATATTATTCGTAATGGTGGAACATCAAGCCAATTTTTAAAGGCAGATGGATCGCTAGATAGTAATACTTATAACACTGGTAGCGGTGTAGCGGGCCAAGTAGCATTTTTTAGCGGTACAAACGCAATTACTGGCAATAATGATTTATTTTGGGATAATGTTAACGGCCATTTGGGTATTGGTACAAATGTACCTGGAACAGCTTTGCAAATTGATCATGATCAAAGTCAATTAATAAGATTAAATCAAACAACTGCAACAAACGATACTAAAATTGCATTTCAAAACAGCGGCACGGCTTTATGGCGTATTGGTAACTCATATAACGCTGGTGCAAATGATTTTGGAATATTTGATGTAGTAGGTGCAATACAGCCAATAACAGTTAAAAAAACGACTGGCCAAGTATTAATTGGAACGTCAACTGTTGGATCGGGTAAATTAGTAGTAGCAAGTTCAAATGGTGATAATGGAGTCCAGATAGTAGGTGCAGCGGCGCCTAGTTTACGTATTGATAACGCAGAAAGCGGGCCAACAAAGCGCGCTGGTTTTGGTATTTCAACGGCTACAAACAATTTTATACAGGGTAGTGCGGATCGCGATTTTTGCATGTTTAATGGATCTACAACAGCAAGCCCTATTTTATTTGGTATTTACGATACTACTAACGTCCAGGAAGCAGCTAGAATTTCGGCCGCACGAAATTTTTTAATTGGTACAACAACAGACGCGGGATTTAGATTAAATGTAGCTGGAACTGGTAGATTTATTGGAGCAAACACAACTGATAGAGGCCAATTAAGCATACAATCAAATAATATTTCAAATGGTGCAAGAGCAACATGGTATTATGATACTTTTAATTCTGGTGAAATTGGAACTACTAGCAGTGATTTTTATGCACTAGCAACAAACAATTTTTTATTTTACGCTGGTGGAAGTCCAAGATTGCAAATAAGTTCTAACGGAAATGTAGGAATTAATACAAATAACCCAGGTCAAAAATTAACAGTTTTTGGCGGTGCGTTAGCTGGTAATGTTGGCGTTATGTTAGATGGTGGCGATACACCTACACTACAACAATACGCACTAACAAATGAAGCTGGTATTGGTACAAATAGTTATTTAAATAAGCCACTTACATTTAAAGTCAATATGACTTATGATGTAATGAATAGCGGAACGGAAGTATTAAGAATGACTAATAGTGCTAATGTACTAATCGGAACAACAACAGATACTGGGCAAAAATTACAAGTTAATGGAAATATAGTTTCTCAATCAACAGGCAATCCGTTTTTTGGTAGTCAACGAAATGGCGGTAATCAATATGGTTTTTATTCTGATGGTGCTGGTAGTTTGATATTAGTAGATTTTGGAGTTGCAGTTAGAGGGAATTTTAATATGGGAACTGGGGTTTATACAGCTACATCTGATATAAATAAAAAGAAAGATTTTGAATTAAGCAATTTAGGTTTAAATGCTATTTTAGGTTTGAAACCTACTTTATATAGAATGAAAGAGGATAAAGAAGATAGCAATAAATATTTAGGCTTTTTAGCACAAGAGGTAAAGGAGTTTATACCTCAATCATTTGTAGAAAAAGATGATTTTATAGGTTTAGATTATCAACCAATTATTGCTACATTAGTAAAAGCAATACAAGAACTTAATATTAAAATAGAAAACTTAAAAAATTAATATGAAACAAATACAACCTATTTCAATTTGGGTAAATGGCCAACAGCAAACCGCAACCCTTTTTAGCTTAATTATTATTAATGATAATTTATTAAATAGCGCAACATTTTACTGGCAGTTATTAGACGCCGACGCAGTTAAACTAGCAGACGGAAATTTAACAATAGTAGAGCCGCAATACGATCAATGGGGTACATCTAGCGACGTTAACCAGTGGGCGTATGAATGGGCCGCAACGCAGCTTAATATTACACTATCTTAATTAACCTTTAAAATACAAAACCATGGAAACCAAACAAGCACTAGCAATTATCAAACAAATTTTAGACGCAGCAAGCAAAAGCGGTTTATTTGAAAACTTAACGGCAGCAATGACAGCGGCCGACGCTTACAATGCAATAGCGCGTGAAATATTAAAAGAAGAAAATGGCGACGGATCTGTTATTTAGTATTTGTATTTTTATTGCCGCTGGCGGTGGCTTCTATTTTACAACCAAAAATAGGTTAGATAAAATTGAACGTGATCTATCCAGGCACAATAACACTAATAGCGAAATATTAGACAGATTAGCGCGTATTGAAACAAAACTTGATTTTGTAACTAAATTGTAACAATATGTTTAAGAATTGGAAAACGAGTTTATTTGGCCTAGGCGCTGTAATTAGCGGCCTAGCGACAGTATTTAAAGGCGACGTGCCAACTGGTATTACAGCCATATTAAGCGGCATAGGCTTATTTGCAGCAAAAGACGCAGACATTAATTTAAACAACCGCCCATAATGACTAGCCAAACCAAAAAAATATTGGTGGTTACAGTTGTGGCGTTAATCTTATTAAGTAGCACAATGGCAGTAGGAGCAAAGGCCGAGGAATTAATTAAAAGATTTGAGGCCGACGACATTAATAAATATTTGAGGGCCTATACTGATCCAGTAGGGATACCCACTATTGGTTACGGATCTACCTATAATTACGACGCAAAGCGTAAAGTAAGGCTAGGTGATAGTATTACCCAGGAAAAGGCAATTGAGTGGCTAAGAAGGGAAACAACTAAAATAGTACCTCAAATAAAAGCACTGGTTAAGGTGCCTATTAATCAAAACCAGTTAGATAGCCTAACAAGTTTTGTTTATAACGTAGGTATTGGCGCGTTTCGCAATAGCACTTTATTAAGGTTACTTAATAGTGGCGCACCTAAAAGCGAAGTAGCGGCCCAATTTGACCGCTGGAATAAAGGAACGGTAAATGGCCAAAAAGTTGTTTTACCAGGCCTAGTAAGGCGCAGAAGTGAGGAAAAAGCACTATTTTTAGCATAATAAGCAAAGTTGGTTAGATAAATTTCAATGGTCTAGTACAAAAAGGAAGCCTGGTATGTCTATACTGGGCTTTTTTATGCCCCTATAAAAATAAATTTGGTACTTTAAACGTTTTTACTATAATTTTACCAACGACAAACAAAAACCCTATTTATGCAATTAAAAACTGACAGTAAGATACTGGGCGAGATAGCCAGCTTACAACACAAAATTTTGCGCCTGGAAGCATTGCGGGCCTTATCACCTTACGAACAATGCACATTTTTTTTCTATTCTAGCAGTGGTAAGTTTTTATCCTTAAATGAAAACGATTTGCCGTTTGACCTATCTTTTGAAGTTAGGATCCTAATAGACGCGGCCTTAGAACATTACCAGTTTGAAATAAAACGACTAGAAAACAGTTTTCAATGCGACGCAAATTAATTAGATTAGCTGCAATAATATTTTTTATTGCAGTAAGCGTACCAGTGTGCATACTTACATATAGCGGCGCTGTTATCCTTTTTTACCTATTTAAAATTTATCACTCAATAAAACCAACAAAATGAAAAATGAGTATTTAAAAGATCTAGCCGACGGCTTTGGATCAATGAACAAAGTAGAAAACAAAAAAAACGAAAAGCAACCTGACTACCAGGGCTATTTTAAAGCAGACGGCAAGCTGTTTGAAATTGCTGGCTGGGTAAAGATTAGCAAAGCAAACAATAAATATTTATCTATTGCAGTAAAGGAATTTACAGAAAAACAAACTGATAACGAATTATGATAAACGCCATAAAAACCTTAGAAAATTATATTGAAAGAATTGATTTAATATTAAAAGAAAACAATGAAACAATATATAATAACAATGTTATCATTGAAGAATTAGAAAGAGAAAATGAAATATACATACAAAAAAAAGAAGAAATTTTAAACGCCATTGAAAAACTAAACAAATGAAAATAGATAAAAACGCACCAGCTTTTCCAGTTATGCCAGTCCAAGATCAATTCGGCCGCTTAATTGCGCCGATACCAGGCTTAACAAAATACGAACACGTTTTATTGCAAATACTTTGCGCAAAAGAAATGCAAAATAATCATAGTAAAATTGGCCTATCTACACTATTAAGAGAGTGTGAAATACTAGCAAACGAATATTTTATAACCCTAGAAAAAATTGAAAATGAAAAAGAAGCTACACCAGTTATTTCAATTGACTAACAACCAGCAAGCTGCAATAGCCCTAATTATTGCCGCTATTTTAACCGCTTTTTTACAAAGGATCTAATGATAGACGGACAAAACAATAAATTAACCTTAGAAGAAAAATTAGCACAGCGAAAATACAAGCCCGATTTTATACCCCCCCCAAGCCAGGTAATATTCACTATTAACGATAAACCAATTGGAACTATCCAAAATTTTATTGTTTTTAGTGGATTGCCTAAGGCGGGCAAAAGTACATTTTTAGCCGCTGCAATAGCTTCTGCATTTCAACCAGGCGACGTTTTTGGTATGAAGGTACATTTCCCCGAAGGACGCCGAAAAATAGCCTATTTTGACACTGAAAGCAGCGATTTTGATTTTTACAGACAAGTTAATAAAATAAAGCATTTTTCTAATTTAAACAACCTACCGCCCTGGGCTGATTGCTTTACAGTACGAGAGGACGGCCCAAGCGAAATAAGGGCCTTAATTGTAAACTATTTAGAAAATAACCCTGATTGCCCTATTGTTATAATAGACGGCCTTTTGGATCTTATATTTGATTATAACAGCGAAATTGAAAGCCGCAAGCTGGTTAACTGGTTTAAAAAACTTACCAAAATTTATAACTGTTTATTTGTAGGCGTACTGCACCAGGGTAAAGGCCTGGGCGCGCAGACATTAGGACATCTAGGCTCAAATTGTGATCGCTGGGCTTCTAGCACGCTTGAAATTGTAAAGGATAAAGATAAAAAAACGTTTACATTACAGCCTAGATTTTTAAGATCTAGTGAAGATTTTGAGCCAGTTGTGCTTATGAATATGGCGGGCAATTGGCAGCAAATATCAATTGAAGGTGAAAGCAAAAAGCCTGAAATTAAGCACCCAAAACAATTTACGGAGTTAGATCACAAAAACATAATAAACCAGCTTATTTACGGCCCAATTAGTTACAAAGATTTAATAGCTGATATACAAGAACAAAACGCAAAGGGTACCAATTGGGCTAAACAACTTTGCAAAATTTGGATAGACAAAAAATTTATTTATAAAAACGAAAATAATTTATATGAAAAAAGATACTAAACGTTTTATAGCTTATATGTTAATGCACAAACATTTTAAGCTGGTAA